GGTTAGCGCCTTAGTCAGTGGGATGAGCGTTCAGGGTGAACGGACAAGAAGATAGGGCGCAGAATGGACCCAAGGGCCCATTTCCGCCCGGATTCCGGGGACCTGCAGGACTTTTTCCGGGGAATCTATAGATTATATACCGTGGTCACCCGCGTACGCGCATGGCACGGAGTAAGACCGGATCGTTCTGGCTGACCGAGAGCGTTGAATTGACCGACCTAGGTGTCCTAGTTCAACAGGACATCGACCTTGGGGCATATGTTGATGTGGGCGACCAACAAGCGATCTCAATCGAAGAAGTGAACTTCATCATACAATCCCAGAACACTTCAACCGGTTATTACTCGAACAGCCTTCCTGGTGCAGCTACCGGCAACACCCAGTGGGGCGCTCAACTCTGCGACCTGAATCCGGGCAGTGCATATCTTCGTGCTGACGATAACTCTCTCATCGCTTCAGGAGTGGTTTATCTCGATGATACCAACAGCGTGGTCAGCATCGGCCCCGACCTCTTCCCCGACATATTCGGCAAGTTGGATGAGAGCAGGATGGTTGTCAATGACTCGCTTTATGTGACAGCCGCTTTCACAGGTTCCGCCCTGGCTGCGGACCGTTCCTATTGGCTGACTGTTCGAGTCAAGTGCCGCATAGTCAAACTCTCCACGAAGGACTGGATGGCCATCGCTATCCAGAGTACGGCTAGCGACAATTGAGGTGGTTAGCCTGGCTAACTTCTGTCCGAACTGCGGCGAGGCCCTCGGTTCTCATGGGACAACGAAAGGAGAAGTTCGTTCCACAGCCAGGAGAGCCTACGAAGATCCAGACACGAAGGTAGCGAGGAAGGTTAAGCGTAAGCCGAGCGCGTACAACAAGCGATATGCTAAGGCATTCAAGAAGTTGAAGCGTGCGCACCCTCGAACATCCTTTGCTAAGCTTGCGAAGAAGGCACATAGATTAGCCAGGAGGAAGAAGTAATGGCGGAAGATGTAAAGGAACGCCTACTGCGGAAGTTTATCTCCCCTTGTTCAGTATCTGTCGAAGGTTCTGACTTCCAAGTCGCTGGTGGAGGATGGCAGATTATCACGGCAACTGATTCTGATGACAACCCCACTTACTGGGCCGTTTGGCGAGGGTACTACGATCTGTCCGGCATTGTCAGGGAACAAGAAACTCTGTTCACTGTCAACCCCCTGTTCCAAGAAGGATGTGATTGGAACTATACTTCTAGCCTGGCGGGTGGAGCCTTGCAGGTCTGGGATATGATTACACAGGAGTACCTAACCGACGCTACCTTCGATGGTGCCGTTGCCAACTCCGGGAATTGGGTTGCACCAGGCTTGACGGGGGAAACTGACTTAGTAGGTGCTCCTTACGATTTGGAAGACATCCATTATGGGAACGCTAGGTCGTTCCAGTACGGCGCTGTGACTTCCCTGGCTGGTGCATCACCTTTCCTGCCAAATCAAACCCGCTCCTCAAGCTGGGGAGTTGGCTCGGCCACGGCTGGGCAGAAGTTGTACATTACCAGGGCGATTCACATCTCAAGTGCATTGTCTCCCGGCCTTGAGGACTCAATCAGAAGCCCAGCCACGGCTGTTGTCACCCCGGCACTGATTGCCAAGGAGACAGACCTCCGCTACATCGAGCGCCTCCGACGGTCCTATGTCGTGCAGGCGACGGTGGATTAGATGCTCTTCCCTTTCTTCATTGGCGCTGGATGGAACTACCTCTCTAAAGGTTCCAATTGGAAATATGTCGTTGGGTTCGGGATTACCACGGCCGCAGGTGCTACAGGTCGAGCACGAATATGGTCAGCCACTAAGTGGGCTGCCCCCTATGTCTGGCAAGGTGGCAAATGGGTAGCCAGAGGAGTCGCACGAGGGGCTGTCATCGTCGCTGCCGACGCTGCAATCATGGGAAAGGCAGCAGCCACTACTAGAATCGGAGGAGCAGTAGGAGGAGGAGCAATGATCGCTGCTGGCGCAGCGGTGGGATATACCGGTGGGGCGGTGATCGGTACGGGACTCATATCTCTTGCAGAGAAAGAGGGAGTAGTATACGAAGGAGCGACTGCAGATGTCCTTGACTTCTATTTATTGCGGGGTGGTGAGGATTCTCCAACGAGCAGAGAACGAAGCAAGTGGTACGAATCTGACAAACCAATTCTGAACATCCCCGGTGACGTCAAGTTCATCACCGGTCACTATTGGAACAAGTGGACTGACTAACCCCGGTCTATCGTGTGTACTCGTTCAGGGATTGCTGCTCTCCGCATGAATTCGGAATGGGGAATCCATCTTTCCATCTTGTGTTCTTGCATATCATCAGGACATCCGCGCCACCGCGGCCGTAGTCAACATATCTCATGCTGACCTCGAGGTCGCACCATTGACACTTAGTCATTCAATCCCCAACTCCTTGTTGATGTCCTCGATTGTTTGTCCCAGTACCTTCGCGCTCTCGAGCGCGGATAACCTGGCGTCCTTGATATCCTCTTTGACATCGTTGTCCCATGCCTGCCACTCACGGAGAATCCTCTCGAGAGCTAGGGATCGGTTGTTCGCTGTGTGTCTCCGTGCGTAGTCGTTCAACATCTCCCATAGGTTAGTGGGTATCCGTGCAGTCAGGTTGCTGAAAGAGCCCTGTAAGGCCATCTCAGCACGGTTCCTACGTCCTCTTGCCATGGTGTGGCGACCCCTCTACCCATTAAAAGTATTACTAAACAGGATGCATAGGGGCCTAGATTAAGTAACCAATGGCTCGCTTCGCTACGCTCATGGCACGTTGCCTGTCCGCAGGAGCAACGGGTTAGCGCCTTAGTCAGTGGGATGAGCGTTCAGGGTGAACGGACAAGAAGATAGGGCGCAGAATGGACCCAAGGGCCCATTTCCGCCCG